AACAATTTCCAAAACGCATCTAATAACACGTTTAAGTTGAATAAAAATACCAAAAACAAAATTCAAAACAAACAAAATAATGTCAACAACTTCAATGCCAGTGCCGAGTTGAACAAGCAACTCAATAATGAAGCTAAGCGTCAAAACCGTGCCAAGAATAAGAACAACAATAATAATTTCAACGCCGCTGCGGAATTGAACAAACAACTCAATAATGAGGGTAAGCGTATAAACAGGGCTGCCAAGAACAAGAATAACAACAATAACTTCAATGCCAGTGCCGAGTTGAACAAGCAGCTCAATAATGAGGGTAAGCGTCAGCAAAACGTCGAGAATAAGAAACTCAAGAATAGGCGAAAGAATTTAACTAACAAAACTGAAAAGGAGGTCGCCAAGTTTATGGGTAGGATAGGTAAATGGCGCCCAGCTATTATAAATGCTAAGACGATACCAGAACTCAATAATCTCAATAAAAACTTAAACAATCGTATTAAATTGAGGAATAACATCAAGAAGAGTGTACTCACACGCAAAGAGCAATCTGAATATGCCAACATGGTGATGAAACTCAATAAAAAGGTTGCCAACACACGTAAGCTCTTTGAAAATGGAGTGAATAAGAAGATTTCTAACACTACTGGACCCCTTGTGAAGGGTATACTGAACAAAGCTGTAGCTAACAATAAACGGGGTAGCTTCAATGGTGGTGAGAGACTTGGTAACAATAACAATAACATCATCAATGGAAAACCAAAGCCTGTATACAACAACAACTCCAACTCTAACAACAATGTCAAACCAAACATGAAACCTAACCCTATATTCGAACCAAACATGGAAAACAACCCCACGTTTGAAGTATTCGAAAACAAGAAACCCAATAACAAACCCAAGATTACAAATGAAAATTTACGACCTATGAAATCTGCTATCGGTGGTCTCAAACAATTACCAAAAAATAAAAAGTCTGGTTTCGAATCAAGACTCAACGCTGCATTCAAGAACCAAAATCTCAATAAGATGAAAGCTATTAGGAACGAGGCGATCGCTGCTAATAAGACGATACAGAATCAACTCGCGGAGGAAAAGAGATTGAAGGAAGAGGCTAAGGAAGCTAAGCGAAAGGAGGAAGCGGAAAAGGCGGCTGCAAAGAAGGCGGAGAGAGAAGCCAAGGAAAAGAAGAAGGCTAACGCTCTAAAGGCGGTAGAAAATGCGGCGAATGCGTATGTGGCGGCGAGGAAACCCAAGCCTTCATTTAAAGCCCTAGTTCAAAAGAATAAGGAACGACGTGTCATGAACGCAGTTAAAACTGCTGCCCAAAAGACGGCGATCAGTGAAGCTACCGGTGTAGAGCGTATAAAGTTGGCTAAAAAGTTTGCACCTAGGACTCAAGCAAATGTCAAGAAAGCCAATAATGCGAGTAAGGTGTTCAAGACAAACGTGAGGAAAGCTGCAGAGGGGGCAGCCGAATCTGCCAAAGAGAAACTTCGTAGAAACGCGGAAAAGAGGGCGACTATGATGAATAAATCCAGCTATCAAGCTAAAATTAACAGTAGAAACTTTAAGATACCAAAGAACCGAAAGAAGATATTCACCAGTCGTATTCAAAGGGCGACGACATTGGGTCAAGTTCTGAAGGCATATGAAAATGCTCAAAGTGAACTACCTAAGTAAACCCAAAAATATGTAAAAAATAACTAAAATGAATCATCCCGACGACGACTGTACCGTGATTACCGACATGCCTCTCTGCGACGAGGTTGTCGATTTCATCGAAAAGGGTCTTCACCGTGATATGACTGAGGAGGATGTAGAGAATTGGTGCGACAATAACCTCGACGGTCTCGCATCCATATATGAAAAGTATCGGGATACATACTTGTCATACGGACAGGCCGAAATGACTCTCTTTTTTACACAAACTGTGTATGGTCGAGAGGACGCGATGGAGATTATTGCTAGTTTTGTAGATGGATTGTAATTAAAAGGAGAATACTTTGATTTCTTTTTCAGTCACCCATTATTGGATCCTTATGAGATCAGCTCGTAAGGACATGTAACCGCTAATAGCTTTTGGGTAGATGCGTATATACTTGGTATTGATGGGTGTGTCAAATTTCACTTTGACTAGGGTATTCCGATCAGTATTACCCGTGAATACCTTACCCCCATCTACATTTATCCATGTAGAACCATCCAAACTTGACTTGACCGAAAATTTTGTAACCCATTCGTTGGCATCCGCTCGCCCCTTTATAGCAATTCCAGCTATCCGATGTGCATCATCAACCCCCAATTGGTACCAGTCAGTATAATTAGCGGGCCAGGCACTCCACGCCGCTGGAGAATTTAGGCTGCCCCTATTAAATCCATTACCTGGGGTGTCCGTCCCGGGTACCGTAAAACCTGTAACACCACTTGAACTTCTCCTCGAGTTGGGGGTATTAAGGACGGTTTCTATACAGGCTTGTGTGCTACATGCTTGTGATTGTGTAGATGGACTCGGACAGGCTGTTCCACCATGCTGTGGCGCTGTTGTTGTTGTCCACGTCCTAGATTGTAAACCTCCACCACAGGTTTCACTACACGCACCCCACCCTGGCCAGCTACCCACACAATTTATGGGATCTGGTGGTGGAGTGTCAGTATCAGCATCAGCATCGGTAGCGGCGGTACTGGGTCCTACACTTGGTCCAGCACTTGGTCCAGCACCTAGTTTTTCTTCCTCACCACCCATCATGGTAGAAGCTACACTGGAACTAATACAACATACACTGAGTAATCCTACACCAGCTAACATTGGTACTGCATTAGACATATTCGTTACTTTAATTAAAGAAAAAAATCGTCTGTATATTAATGTCTACATGTGGTGTATGTTGTGAGAAATTCAACAAGATAAATCACAAAAAAGTTGAATGCCCATTCTGTGATTTATCAAGTTGTCGTTCATGTAGTCAAAGATATATACTTTCTTCATTTGAAGACCCACACTGTATGGGTTGTAAAACTCCTTGGAACCGTGAATTTGTAGATTCATTTTGTACAAAGTATTTTCGAAATACAGAACTCAAACGACGCCGTGAGGTCGTACTATTCGAAAGAGAAAAAGCACGAATGCCAGAGACACAACCTGAGGTTGAGAGAATTCTTCAAATGAGGAAACTAAGAATCATACTAGATACTCAAAGATCACAATTATTAGAACTACATCATATATATCAGAATAACCCAAATGAAAATCCTCTAATATCGATAGAAATTCGAGATCTCTATAGAGAGATGGAAAATATTTGGCGACATATAGAACAACTACGTACAAATGGGGTTGATCACGGACAGACATCATTTGTCCGCCAGTGTCCACACGAGGAATGTAAAGGTTTTCTGAATGAAAATTGGTATTGTGGATTGTGTGATAAACACTATTGTAAGAAATGTAACGAATTACTCACAGATGATCATGAATGTGATCCACAAACTGTCGAAACAATGGAACTTTTAAATAGGGATAGTAAATCATGTCCAAAATGTGGTACAGTTATTTATAAAACAAGTGGGTGTGCACAGATGTGGTGTACAAGTTGTCATACAGCTTTTGACTGGCGAACTGGTCAAATAGAAACTGGGCGTATCCATAACCCTCATTTCATAGAGTTCAAAAAGAAGACAATGTCATCTAGGGAACATGGGGACATACCATGCGGTGGTACACCGACATTTAGAGAGCTTAGAACAATTGGTGCGTCGAACAAAATACTCTCATTTGCTATAATTGTATACCAATGTGAGCGTGATTTAATGTTTATGGATCTTCAACCCCCAGATAATCTGCAACTTAGAATATCTTACATGTTAAACGAGATGAGTGAAGAGTATTTCAAAACGATACTTCAACGTCAAGAAAAGTTTCTAGATAAGTCAAGAGATATCTCACAAATATTTGAAATGATATCTAATACAGGTGGAGATCTTCTAAGACAATATATACTTGACCAAGAAAAACACGATGAAATAATCGAAATCATGGAAAAACTTGTCGATTATAGTGATGAAATATTTACTGTAATTCGTAAAAGGTATAACTCTGCATTTCCTAGAAAATTAATTCTATGAATACAGTAAGATGGTCATTCTATTGTTCCTCATTGTATTATTGGTGTACCTGCTTCCCACATATCCCAAACCGGTGGTAATCGAAAATTTCATAAATGAAAAGGAATGTGCTTATATTATCGAACAGGCAAAAAAAGAGTTACAAGTATCTACAGTAGATAAGGATAGAAGGATTGACGAGCGTATACGAAAGAGTGAGACGGCATGGCTAAGTGGTAATACCGACTATACAGTTCGACGCATTATAAAGAAATGTGTGAGTCATACGGATAGGCCATTCAAGAATTGTGAACAACTCCAAGTTCTACGATATACAGAGGGTGGGCACTACAAACCTCACCAAGATGTCTTTTATCAAGACAAGAATAAGAGATTGTACACTTTCATCATAGCTCTCAATGATGATTACGAAGGGGGTGAAACAGCTTTTCCTGTTATAAACGAAAAATATAAACTCAAAACTGGTGACGCGCTATTCTTCCACACATTGGATAACTATGGGTTAGACACATCCGATGCTTTACATGGCGGACAACCTGTAAAGTCCGGGGAGAAATGGGTTTGTAATTTATGGGTGCACAAGCACCCTTATTAAAGAATTAATACATACTTTAAATAGATGAATCTTGATAAAGATATGTACATGAAAGTTGGCAATCTATTGTCTCGTGATATATGTAAAATTGCCGAACGTTATGCTTTATATGATAGATATAATGATAAACATGAGGATACCACCCAGGTTATTGGAAGTCATGTGAAATATGCAGACTCATTAACAGAAAGTTTATTACTATTTTTAAAGCCTGAAATCGAAAAACATTCAAATTTAAAACTTATTCCTGCATATTCATTTTTTAGAATTTATAAATCCGGTCATGTTTTAGAAGACCATAGGGATAGACCTTCATGTGAAATATCGGTTACGATTCCCTTGGGGTTTAAATATAATGGTAAATCTGGTGATTATTTATGGCCATTACATGTATATGTAAATGAAGAAAAACGATACATACCATGTGATATTGGAGATGGTATAATTTATAAAGGGTGTGAAATAATGCATGGCCGAGAATCACTGGACGCCGATAAAGGTTCTTATCAGATACAAATTTTTTTACATTATGTTGATGCTAATGGACCATACGCAGAAAAATATAAATATGATGGTAGACTCAATATTGGTATAAAAAAAACGACACAAAATGGGATATTCTTATTAAAGGATTAGGTGATGAATAAAGTAATGTTTCATTACTATATAGAACCTAAAGTAATACCAGACTTATTGACAGAAGATGAGATTGAATATATTAAAAAGGAGTCTATCGATAAATTAAAACCGTCGATGACGGGCGACAAAAATCCGGTAATTAGACTAGACGGACGTAAAAGTGAATCCGCATGGTTCGACGACCCGGACGATCCAATAATAAACAATATTATGAGAAAGTGTATTAGTCATGTAGATAAACCAATTGGACATTGTGGAATTCTTCAGGTTGTACGATATAAAGAGGGTGGATTTTATAAACAACATCAAGACTGTATGAACTTTTACCAGAATCCAAGAATGTATACATTCATCATGGCTCTCAACGATGACTATGAAGGGGGTGAAACATCGTTTTCAAACTTGGATATAAAATTTAAGTTGAAAAAGGGGGATTGTTTATTTTTTCATACTTTAGATAATTACGAAGATTTTACATCGTTGGCTTTACATGGCGGACAACCTGTAAAGTCCGGAGAGAAGTGGATTTGTACTATATGGGTGCATAAGCATCCTTATAATTGAACTTCACCACGTTCAATGAGCTTCTTGCGATTCTCTAGATGAAGTCCTTCGACAAGAGATTTGTTTTGTGCACCGTATGGTACGGCGTATCCCTCATCAACCAACCACTGATTCACATTGGTCCACACACCATCTTCACACACCCAAACCTCTGCGAGTACGCGTCCAAACTTACCCCTAGAATCCGCCTCCGGGCATCTGAGTTCGATTTCAACGTCATCCTTCTCAGATGCGACCGCCTTTAGACACCATTCCTTGAGCTTCTTCTTGGATAGAAGACCGAACTTCTTTTCTTCGGTGTCACGGGTTCTAGACTCTGGTGTGTCAATCCCTAGAAGACGAACGCGCTGCTTTGTGCATACGTCAAAACCTAGATCAATATTTACATCAATTGTGTCACCATCGACAACCCTCTCAAGGGAAGAGACCCGGTACTTGAAATTACAAGCTTCAACGTTATAAGAGGACATCTTATATCTAATTATAAACTTAAAACTTTAATAGCTTGATAAAGTATAAAATGGCGGTGTTCAGTGTTTATACAGAGCCTGAGGTTATTAAGGGTTTTTTAACTCCTAGAGAATGCAACACGCTAATTAATTACAATACTGAGTTTACCCAATCAGTGTTTGATCGTGATGGCCCGCATCCGACCCGCATTAACAGTGTAGGTAAAATTATCAATAACAATTCACTTGAAATATCAAGTATTTTAAAAAAATTCTCTGAAAAGTTTCCTATACACAAAGGAAAATTTGAAGATCTCAACGTCATTAAATATACAAAAGGTGGTTTTATTCCTATTCATCATGATTATGGACCTTCAGCTATAAGAACACACAGTATCTTATTATATTTAAATGAAAATTACGAAGGTGGAGAAACAGAATTTCCAAATTTGAATAAACAATTTAAATTAAATACGGGTGATATACTTTATTTTCATAATTTTGATTCATATGGAAATCCTACACAATTAGCTTTACATCAAGGAAACGTAGTCAAATCAGGTGAAAAATTGATTTGTAATTTATGGGTTAAGGGTTAAAATACTTAAAACTTTAATACCCTCATATATTAGATGAAGTGTGTGGCTACTTTTTCTGAAAATAGTCTGTACAAAATAAAACTAGCAAAGACTCGTAAGAATGTCCTTGAATCTATATACCAACGACCAAGTATCGTAGAGGTGAGACCAATCAAGGAGAATCTGAGACTTCGTTTACGCTTCACAGAAGCGATAAAAGAAGCACAGGAGATGTGTAAAATTGATAAGGATTCGTCGGAGTGTCATTGGGCTTGGTATGAGGTTGATGAATTAGAGGATTCTATGCTACGTCTATATCCCGATAGACGGTAACAATTGGGGGATCGTCGTCATATCCATAATAACGAATTGATATTCCAAAAAGTTTCATCATTTCTGGATCAACATAGTCGTTAATTTCTCTTTTCCAATTTTTTATAGTTGTTTGAAAATATTCAATCCCATTATCTGAAAATACACAAATACGCATGAATGGTCTACTACGTACCTTTCTCATATATTCGTGTACAGCCTCAGGTAAAGGTGATGCCCTCATGTATGCCGATTTAAGGAT